GCAACGCTACGTAAAATCTAATGACATTATCGTTAGTGCAAACTAAACAGATACAAAATTTCCGACAGGGAAGGATAAATACTCGCAAAGAAATACGCAGACAACAAATACTAAGAAGAAACCTAGAAAGAAGAATATACCGACAGTTGTTGAGTGCTTTCAGTAGATTCGTTAACACTAAGGCTTACTTATTTAAAGAATTTAATCTTTACAATCAGTTTATAGCAGCCAGAGACTTAGAAGAAGAATTCCTACCTATTATGTTTATGCATTATAAAAAAGTGTTTAGAAGCATATTTGATTCTAACGAAGCTAACTATGACAAAATAAAAAAAGCAGATGAAGCAGTAATATTTGGCAGAAACATTGATATTGAGGAATTAATAGAAATTTACAACAAGGGTAGACTTTTATATCTTTCTGGTATATCAATGTCTATAGCAAAGAGAGTTGAAAGAATAATAACCGAAGGAAGGGAAGAAGGTTTGAGTGTAAATCAGATTGCACAGAATATTAGTAATAAAGTTTTGCCTATTAGTAAAAGCAGAGCCGCTTTGATTGCAAGGACTGAAACACACAATGCTGCAAGTTTCGCAAATCATCAATATCACGATATATTGAAAAAAGACTTAGATTTGAATATGATGAAAAAATGGGTTTCAACAAGTGACAACAGAACGAGGTCTGCACACGTTGAAGCAAATGGACAAGTTAGGGCAATGGACGAAGATTTTGACATAGGCGGTACACAAATGAGTCATGCAGGAGACCCAAGAGGTGGTGCAAAAAACAATGTGAATTGTAGGTGTGTAATAATCTATGCAGACGCTGAAGATATTGTGCTATGATTAACAATGAATTACTATATATAGTAAAACGAGGATAGCTTTATGACAACTGAGTATACAGATGCAGAAAATATCTTAGCTAATCGTACAAGCCTGTACACCTCTGACGAGGTTTCTAACGAGAAAGAAAGTAAAGACGAAATAAGGAAAGATGTTTTCACAACATCAGAAGAAGCCGAAGCACGTGCAGAAGAAATAGGTTGTGCAGGAATACATTCACATGACGAAGAAGGCAATACAATATATATGCCTTGCAAAACTCACGAAGAATACATCAGTGCAACTGGCGAAGATGTTAAAAACGAAGTTATAGAATTACCTACAGATAACGAGTACATAGAAATCAAAACCGAAATCAAAGCCTACGAAGAAGAAGAAGGCGAAGATAAAGAGTATGGTGAGTTTGAAGGTTACGCATCGGTATTTGAAAATACAGACTTAGGTAATGATGTCATAAAAACAGGAGCATTCAGAAGAAGCCTTAAAAAAAGAGGTGTCATGGGTGTTAAATTGTTATACCAACATAAATCAGATATGCCTATAGGTGTATTTGAATCAATCAAAGAAGATAAGCAAGGACTGTACGTTAAAGGTAAATTAGCCTTAAAAACGACAGCAGGAAGAGATGCTTATGAATTATTAAAAATGGGTGCTTTAGATGCAATGTCTATTGGTTTTAGAGCAAACCCAGAAGAAGTTTCTTACGATAAGCGTACTAACAAACGCATGATTGGAGAAGTAGATTTAATGGAAATCTCATTAGTCACTTTCCCTATGAATCCTCAAGCGAAGATTCGTAGTGTAAAGGGTACTGAGGTTACTATTAGAGAATGGGAAAATGGAATGCGAGATGCTTTCTCATTATCACGTTCAGAAGCAAAGGTGGCTGCAAAAGCAGTTCACGAGGTATTTGAATTAAAGACAGGTAGTGAGACGCTAGATGTCAGTGAGTCTAATGCTGAATTGGTAGATGCCTTAAAAAACTTAACTTTAACCCTAAAAAACACACAGTAAGGAGGACAATATGTCTGAAGATGTGAAAAAGGTTATGTCAGAGTTTGGTCAAGCGTTTGAAGAATTCAAAAAAGCTAATGACGAAAAACTGGAAAACCTAGAAAAAGGTTTAAGTGATCCACTGCTAGATGATAAATTAGCGAAAATAGAAGCAAAGCTAGATTCGTTAGAGGACATCAATCAAGAGATTACTCAAACCAAAGCAAAACAGGAAATTGCTGCTGAAAAGGTTGAACATTTAGAAACAGTTCTTACAAGACCTGAATCTGGATATGATGCTAAACAAGTAGACAGTACTGTTCAAGCGTTTGACAACTATTGTCGTAAAGGTCTAGAACACCTTAACGATATGGAAAGAAAAGCGTTAACTGTCAGTAATGACAGCACTGGTGGATATTTAGCACCACCTGAGTACGTGAGAGAGTTACTAAAAACAGTAACAGAAATCTCGCCAATCAGGAGTATTGCTAGAATCCGTTCAACAGGACAAAGAAGCATCCAAGTTCCAAAAAGAACTGGACAGTTTTCTGCTGCATGGGTCGCTGAAAGCGGAACAAGAGCAGAGACTACTGGTTGGAATGTAGGTCTTGAAGAAATCCCTGCACACGAGCATTACGCACTTGTGGATATTTCAGAGCAAGATTTAGAGGATTCTGTATTTGACCTAGAAGCTGAAATGCAATCTGAGTTCGCAGAGCAATTTGCGAAGGCAGAGGGTGCTGCTTTTGTTAGTGGTGATGCAGTTGGTAAACCTGAAGGATTTATGACTAATGGCGACGTTGGTTTTATAGTTTCAGGAGACGCTGATGAAATTACTGCTGATGGATTAATTAGTCTTGTGCATAACATTAAGTCTGAATATTCTAGAAATGGAACTTTTGTTTTTAACAGAACTTCATTAGCTAAAATAAGAAAACTTAAAGACACTGCAGGACAATATGTATTCCAAGCAGGTATGACTCTACAAGGTGGTGTTACTAACACTATTCTTGGTCAAAGCTATGTTGAAGCAACTGATATGCCAAGTGAAGGTTCTGGAACTTTCCCTGTAGCATTTGGTGACTTTAGACGTGCTTATATGATCGTTGATAGAGTTTCTATGGCGGTATTGCGTGACCCATTCACACAAGCTACAACAGGTAATGTTAGATACATTGCTAGACGTAGAGTTGGTGGACAGGTCGTCCAAGCGGAAGCGATATCTAAACTTAAATGTTCTACTTAATAGGAGGTAATTATGAAAGATTTATCAAATAATATAGTTCCTGTAATGAGCATAATCCCTGCAGTAAAAACAGCTGCAGCCAATGGTGTAGGAGTTGACCTTCAAGGTTATGAATCCTGTCTAGCGGTTGTAAATGTTGGAGCAGAGGGTGATACTCTTGCAGCAAACTTGAACTTCCAAATATCCTTAGAGCATAGTGATGACGACTCAACTTATACTGACGTTGCACAAGCAGACATCATAGACGGAACTATTGCCAGTGGTGGTATATGGTTAATCTTAGATGGTACTGCAGGCGGTAACCCAGATACAACAGGGTCTATTCACCAAGTTGGATATGTCGGTGGTAAAAGATATGTAAGACTTGTAATTGCTAAAACAGGCACACATTCAAATGGTACAAGTATCAGTGGAATTATCCTGAAAGGTAATGCAAGACATACTACAGATAACACTGTAACAATCCATAATGTCTAATCGCATTATGTAATTGGAGATGGGTAGGCTTTCGGGTCTACCCACTCTTTTTGAGGTATAAATATGGCAAGTTATAAAATTCTAGTACCAAAAGTAGGTACAAATAATGAATTAGGCACAGATTCAAGGCTTTATAAACACGATGAGATAGTGGAAGCCAAAGAAACATGGCAAAAAGATTTAATGGAAGTTTTTGTTAGCAGAAATTGGGCAATGGAGATTAAAGTAGAAGATACTAAAACTATTGAAACTGCCGAGCCTGTGAGAGCAAGAACAGATAAAGGACACTTTATTGCAGATGACCCAGATACTCCTGATGTCAATGAAGCCTATGAGGGTGGTGTTGCACCTAAAAAAACAACTAAGAAAGCTACTAAGTCTACTGCGAAGAAAACTACTAAAAAATAATCTTCCTAGACAAATAGTGGTAAGATAAAAGAAGCAGAAGCTGATAAATGGTAGATACCATGCTAACTATAGGAATATGTTTTAATGAGTGCAGGTTATCATCATTTTATAATAGAACAAGGTGCGACATTTGGTCAGACACTAACACTTAAAGATGCAAGTTCAACGCTTGTTAATCTAACAGGCTATTCATCAGCTGAAATGGATTTAAGAGACAATCCAGAATCAAGCACAACAATATTCACATTAACAACAGGCAATAGCAGAATCGCTTTAGGCGGTACTGCAGGCACAGTTACGCTAACGATATCCGCAACAGATACTGCAAATCTAGCAGTAGGTGATGGTGTTTATGACTTGGAAATAACAAATTCCAGTGGTAATGTTTATCGCATAATGGAAGGAACTTACAGCGTAAGAGGTAACACAAGTAGATGAGTACAGTAAGTCAAATAACAGTCACCGATGTAAGCACTATTTCAGTTGTTACAGCAGGTACTCAAGGTGTTGCAGGACCAAATACAATATTAGGCAGAAGTGTTGTTACTTCTACAGCAGGAACAGCAGGTTCACTTCTGGTTTACGATCATGCAAATTTACAGTGGGAGGATAGTCAATCTACAAGGTCGCAATCGCTAACCGCAAAATTATATAACTTAGGCTTTACTCAAGGTGGAGCTGTCGTTACAGGTGTATTAGACGAAGATAACATGGGTTCTAATAGCAATACTAAACTTGCTACACAACAATCTATTAAAAGCTATGTAGATGTTCAAAACGCAGCTCAAGCTATAAACTTTCAAGGTGATACAGGTGGAAACCAAAGTGTCACAATTAATACAGAAGTCCTTAACATAACAGGTGGCACAGGCTTAGATACAGTCGGCTCAAGCAACACAGTCACAATAAACATAGATAGTACAGTTGCTACACTTACAGGAACACAGACTTTAATTAACAAAACTTTAACTGCACCAGTCCTCAACACAGTGGACATCAATGGTGGAGATATAAGTTCA